GGCGCAGAAACAAGCGGAGAGCGTCCTCTAATGAGCGACAAAGCCTACGTTCCACGTTGGAGCCGAGGCATCACGCCCGCGGAGTGGCGTCAGCGTCTAATGGCGCTGGCGCTGCCCGTGAGGCACGCAGCGGCGCGGATCGTGTGGTGGGAGACGCTGTCCCTCCGCATGGTTCCCGACCGCAGCGATGCGCTCGATGACATGCTCAAGCACGGCGCGGAGGTTCCCGACAGCGACCTTCAAGCCGCTCTCATCGAAATCGGTCTGCCGGAGGGATTTGTTCGCCGCCGGATCACCACGCCCAAACCGCGCCCACCGCGCAGAAAAAAGCCCACACAATGATTACCGCAATTATTAACGGCGACCCACCAACCGTCACCGCCCAGCAGAAGGGCGTGATGGTTCGCGCCGGTCGCCCCATGTTCTTCACAAAGAAAAAGGTCAAGGACGCGCAGGACGCGCTGGTCTTGCAGCTTCGGCAATTCAAGCCGCGGCAACCGGTGGAATTTCCAGTCTTGATCAAGATCAAGTTTGCGTTCCGCGTGACCAAGGCGCGGCCAAACGAGCGCATCCACGCGGTGCGACCCGACCTCGACAACTTGTGCAAGGGCGTTTTGGACGCGCTGGTGCCTGCCGGATGGATCGCGGACGACGCGCTGGTGGATCAACTGGTCGCGGAGAAGTGCCGCGTGGGAGATCCGTATTTGGAAATCACGATGAAGGAGAGGCTGTGAAGCGCCCATCCTTTCAATTCTATCCGTCGGACTGGCGCAACGACTCCGGCCTCCGGCTCTGCTCGCTGGCGGCGCGAGGGCTGTGGGTCGAGATGATGTGCATCGCCCATGAGTGCGACGAATACGGCAAACTCACGCAAAACGGCAGGGGTTTCTCGCACAAAACCCTCGCAAAACTTGTGGGTTTGTCGCCGCAAACCTGCCTCAAATTATTGAAAGAACTGGAGGAGAATAAAGTGTTCTCCCGCGACGAAAATGGCGCGATCTTTTCGCGGCGAATGGTTCGTGATGAGGAGATTAGACAGATTCGGGCCGAGGCCGGAAGCAAGGGGGGCAACCCGCTTTTGCTTGGGAATTTGGTTAAGCAAACCGGCAAGCAAAAACCAACCCCTTCTTCTTCATCTTCATCTTCTATGGATCTATCTATCCGCCGCGGGTGGACTTTGGAGGAGGTTGTCGCAGCCGGTCAGATGGCCAGCGTAACGCCGGAAGTGTGCAAGGCGTATTACGACGCCCGCGAAGCGGTAGGTTGGGTGGATCGAAATGCGATCCCGATCAAGTCCATGCCGCATGACCTATCACGCTTTGCATCACATTGGGCCGAGAACGAGCGTAAACGCCCCGCCACGGCTTTGACTAAACCCCGCGGCGTCTGGGATGCCAAACAGGGCATCGACGCCTTAAAAGCGAAGCTGGAGCGAATGAAGGGCGACCCCCGTTTGCGACAGCATAAAGCGCAGACACCTTGGGAAACCGAGTGGAAGCCGGAGGCCAAGGCCGAGGTCGCCCGCATCCGCGAGAAGATCCGCGAGTTAGAAGGGGTGGTGGCAGCGTGAACAAGCATTTAGCTCACGAACTACAAAGATTTGCCGACGAGTTGGCGCGACGGTTTTCGCGCCAAGACCGCGAAGGGAACTTCAACAAAGAAACCTTTGAAGTAAGCGAAATCATTCCAATGTCAGACGCGACAGCGACACTTATTTTAAAAAAAGACACCGGAAAAAAAGCAGCGTTTTTTTGTTATTACATAAGCAAAGGAATGTCTGCTGGATGGAAATATTTTGTCCCAACAGACGCTCACATATTGGGCATGGTTTCTTTTGCTTACTACAAGCTGGAGGTTGAGCGTGGAAATTATGCCGCCAATTTTGAGCAGCGGCATTTGACCACACCCATAAAATCCACGCATGCCCAACACGCTGGAGTCCTACATCCAGAACGTCCTGCACGATGACGAGATTACGGTGATGAACATTCTCGCAGAGCGTTGCTACCTCGTTTCCGACAACGCCTTTCGCGCCGCGGACGTCGGCAATACCGGCGAAGTGGTCGCGTGGATGGAACGCAATCCGCAATACTTTCGGCGCGGTTTAGTCAAAACCAAAAGACGATGAAACTTTCCGGCGGCAAAGGCTGTGTCAACGTGCATGTGGCAATCGCCCGATATGTGTGTGGGGGCCGTCGCGGTATGACGCTAACCGCGACCCGCCGGAACCTTTTCCCATGATGCTGGAACTGCAACGCCCGTTCCCCGTCTCGACGCCCATTGGCTATGGCTGGGCCATCATCGTCAGCCGCGAGAGCAATCTCGCCAACGACATCTGGACATGCGCGATGGAGCGCGACGGCGCGATCTGCCATTTCCGCAGCGATCAAATTTCAGCACTGCCCAACGGCACGCTGGATATCACAAACATAAACACAACATGCAATCATACGACGACAACAACCGCGGGGCAGCGTTCCCGCGGGAAAAGAAAAACCCCAACGCGCCGGACTACTCCGGCCCGCTAAACATCGAAGGCAAGGAACTGGAAATCTCGATTTGGAACAAGACGTCCAAAGCGGGCAACGAGTTCTTGTCGATCAAGGTTGGCCCGCCTTGGAAACCCAAGGAGAAGACCGACTACAATGCGCCGAAACCGGCGGCACCGCGGGTGACGGACGAACCGGCGACTGACGACGATATTCCGTTCTGATGCCGCTTTTTGAAACAGCACAGCACCGCGAGGCGGAGGAGCGGATCATCCGCACCGCCGCCGAGGCGTTTAAGTGCGAGGCCGCGCCATGCTCTAAAGCCTATTGCGTGGATGCTGTGCTGTTTCGGAACGGGCGGGCTGTGGCGTTTGCCGAGGCCCGTCAGCGCAAGGACAAGGACGGCGAACTGCTGTCGATTAACAAATACAACACGCTGACATGGAGCGCGCAAAAATACGTCCACGCCATGCAGATGACCGACCTTTTGCCGGTCGCCTTTTGCGTCGAATGGCTGGAGGGCATCCACTACATGATGATCCAGCGCAAACCGTATCCGGTGGGCTACATGATTCCGAACAAGGTGCGGTGGGAACCAGACAAGGAACCCGTCGTTCACATTCCGGTGAGCGAGTTCAAGCTGATCGCGCCGAGGGAATACTCATGGTGACCAAACTATGAGATGGCACGAAAACAACAAGCCGCAGCCCAACAGCGGCGACCGGCGCATTGTTAGGCGCTTTCTTATTTTTCCCAAAGAAATGCGCGGGGAGTGGCGCTGGCTGGAAATGGCGTCGTGGACACAACGCTACGAGCCGCGCTTTTACGAAGACTACACGCACTGGGGTTGGCGCAACAAACCGGACGAAGGATGGCAAAACCCATGAAGATCGACTACGCCATCCAAACGAGCGAGCGCACCCGCGACCGGCGCACGCTGTGCGAAAACTGGACGCGACACGTTCAAAAACCCAGCACCGTCCGCTTTGTCAGCGACGAGCATGTGGGGCGAGGGGACTACTTGAGCGCGATAGACAAGACGATTTACGCGCTCGACACGTTCCAGCCGCACTACGACTGGCTCTACATCGTGGACGACGACGGCTACGTCGTTCCAAGGCGCTTGGAACTGCGACTGATCGACCTCAATCCCGACGAGCATCACGCCATTGGATGCGTGCAGGGCGTGCTATCCAACGACACCCACAAATTTCCATCCATTCATGGCGGGTGCGGCTACGCGCTCTCGCGGGCGACCGCGCTGGCGTTGCAACAGCGACACTGGCATGGAGAACTGGTGCGGCACCACCGGAGCAGCGATGCGACGGTAGCGATCAATTTGCATCTGATCCGCGTAATACCGGAGAACGACTCCCGATTTACATGCAATGCGCCAGCGGAAGATGCGACCGAGACTTTCATCGCGTGCCACAAGGCCAAACCGGAGGACTACGCACGACTCAATAGCGCACAGGCAGGAGCGAAACCAAGTAAGGAAGGATATTTAAGGAAACCAAACGACCAAGCGGTCAATGTTTTAATTTGACCATCAGAGTAGAAAAGACGCATGCCAATCACTTCCGACAGCGAAATGGAACACCGCGTGAGCGTGGTGACCGATTGGATTTTGGAAGGTCGCCGCTTCACTGATCTTGTTTCCTCTATTTGCAGCGAGTTCAAGGTCTGCAAGCGCACCGCGGCCAACTACATCGACCGAGCCAATCCCATCGCCCGCGAGACGCGCATGAAGCAGAAGGAAACCATGATTGCCCGCGCCGCGGACAAGCTGGAGAAGATCCACGACAAAGCCTACGCCCGCGAGGATTGCAGCGCCGCCACCGGAGCCGTGCGCGAACTGGTCAAGCTGCTGGGTCTGGCCGAGGCCGAGAAGCAGGAGGTTAAGCATGACCTCACCGACGAGTTTGTTGGCGTCTTCCGCGGAATCGTGAAAGCCAGCGACAAACCGGCGTGACGACCGACGACTTGGCCAACCCGCTCTGGCGGCTTCGCAACCTCTACCATATCAAGCGGGCCGACGACGGGCGCATCATCAAGTTTGCGCCGAGGCCGGAGCAGCAGCGGGTCTACGACATGCTGTTCAAGGAGGGCGTCAAGCGCCTCATCATCTTGAAGGCGCGGCGACTTGGCATGTCCACCGCGCTCGATGTCCTTCTCACCGACCAGATGCTTTGGAACGCTGGCACCCAGTGCAGCCTTGTCGATCAGACCGCGGCAGATGCCGAGCGCAAGTTAGCGACAATTGCCAAGGTTGCCTTGGACAACCTCCCTCCGGTCGCCTTGCAGTGCATTGAGAAGGTGCGCGACTCTGGCTCGATCCTTGAGGTCAGCGTGGCCGGTGAGGCCGCGTCGTCGTTTTTTGCGGGCCTCCGCGCCCGTGGCGGCACCAACAACTGGCTTCACCTCTCCGAGTGGGGAGTTATCCAAGCGGACGACCCGCGGCGCAGTGAGGAGATTCTGACCGGCGCGATCCCGTCCGCGGAGCATGGCCGGATCATCATAGAAACCACTTGGAAAGGCGGGCGAGGGGGCCACTTGTGGGACATCGTCAAGGGTGCCTTGGAGACGCCGGAAGCGGCCAAGACGGACAAGGACTGGCGCGTGGTCTTCTTTCCTTGGTGGAAAGATCCGACCTATGTGGTCGAAGGGGATGTGTCCACAATCAGTCCAGCGATCAGTCAATACTTGGACAACATGGAGCAGACGACCGGCCACACGTTCAGCCCGCAGCAGCGCCTGTGGTATGACCGGCAGTCCCGCGACTTGGGTCTGTTTATTTTTAGAGAATTTCCCACCACCTTGGACGAGTGCTTCAAATCGCCGGTCGAGGGCGCGATCTATGCGGGCGAACTGGACAAGCTCCGCGCCAGCGGGGCGATCAGCGCCTTTAAGACCGACAACAGCACGCTCGTCCACACCGCGTGGGATCTGGGGTCACCGGTCAACACCGTCGTCTGGTATTTTCAAGTGATCGGCGGCAACGAGGTGCGCGTGATCGACTGCGACATGGATCTGGACATGACGCCTGTCCAGCGCGTCGGCCACATGCTGGCAAAGGGATATAGCTACGGGGCGCATTTCCTGCCTCACGATGCCGCGGCGACTCGCACCAGCGGCAAGGCTGACGCCCAAGTGTATACCGAGGCCGGTCTGGCCAATGTGCGCGTGCTGCCAAGGACGCATGACATCTGGATCGGGATTAATGCCTGCCTTCAAATGTTCCCGCGGTTCAGCTTCCGCCTGCCTGCCTGCGAGCGTGGGTTGGATGCCTTGGCCAACTACGCCTACAAGCGGTCGAGCGCCACTGGCATTGTGGTCAACGAGCCTGTCCACAACTGGGCCAGTCACGCTGCCGACGCGCTCCGCATGATAGCCGAGGCCGAGATGGCGGGCATGCTCAAGACCGGCTTTGCCAAGCCGCGCCCGACTGTGGTGACAACCGGCATCCGCGAACTGGACTTCACCCGCAGGACAATCGTGAGACGATGACGCCGATTCAAAAGTGCAAACTGCTCTACACCGCGGACAGCCCGCGGACGTTTGAGGAAGACATGCTGGCGCACCTCTCGCATGGCTGTTTTTTTAGCACGCCGGAGTATGTGATGATGGCGCGTCCGGTTTGCAGTGCCGCACCGCAGGAGATAATCAACGACGTCTGGTGTGGCTTCCAGCGCAAGGACTGGGATGCGTGGTATGTCTACGCCTTTGCCTTGGCCGACGATCAAGGCTTGCAGGGTTTAGTCAAAAAACTATTGCGCCACATACCGTTTTATCTTCCGCTCATCGCATGGGAGAGGAGTGGCCATCCGCTGACTTTCTTTTCGACCGACAAACTTACTCAAAAATATGCGAAACTATCACTCGTCCAAGATTGACCTAACGTGCCGTTGCCACTTCGGCGGCGGTGGACGGCAAAGCGCACCGCCTCCCATGCCTGCCATGCCGGTGTTTCAAATGCCGCCCATGCCGGAGTTCAAGATGCCGGAAATGCCAAAAATGCCGGAGGCACCGCCGCCAGCGCCACCCATCCCAGAGCGCGTGGATCAAACGGTGAGCGATGCCCAGATGCAGGCGCGGCAATCGGCAGGAAGGCGCGAGGGCGTGAGAAAGTCCGTTCTGGCCGGTGAAACCGGCGGCTACACCAATCCCGTGACGGGCAACAGTCTTTTGGGTTAACAAATGGCCGCAGGAAAAAACAATCCACAGTTGCAGCAGCGCGTAGCGGCAGCGGCAGCGGTTGGGCTTGGGCCAAACGCCAACTGGGCGCAAATCAACGCGGCGACAGCGGCAAGACAGCAACAACAAGCCGCCGCAGCGCAACAGGCAGCGCAACAAGCCCAAGCCGCCGAATACCAAAAACAAGTTGCCGCCCGTAACGCGCAGGTCGAAGCCTACAACCGACAACTGGCCGAGCGCATGGAGGCGATTCGCCAGCAGGAAGAAGCTGCCAAAAAGCAACGGGAATCAACCCCAGCCGAAGTGCCGACCGTTCCAATGAACCGAAGCGTTGCGAGCGTTGCGAGCGATGCGGAGGATCGTGCGGGCAGCATGGTTTCCGCTCCCGACGCCGAATCTATTTTTGGCAACTCCGAAAGACAGCAGAAGGCAAGACGGGCCGAGCGTTCCTCCAGCCGACGCAGCCTGCTCGCGGGCAACACCGGAGGCTACAATCCCGCAACCGGCGGCGGGCGACTGGGAGGGCGCAGTCTCCTTGGATGACCACATGGAGCCGCTCGTCTACCACCTCGCCGTTGTTTCCACCGGCATCATGCTTCTCATTGCCGCAACCCACGATCCCGACCTCTGGTAAATGAAAGACAACGTCCAACTCGCTGACTGGGTTCTTGCCCGCAACCAAGACTTGGGTTCCGAGCGTGCCTCATGGGACACGCATTGGCAGGAGTTGGCCGAGTATTTCCTGCCGCGCAAAGCCGAGATTAGTGCCAAGCGCAGCGTGCCGGATTCTTCGCGCTACGATGTCCTCTTTGATACGAGCGCCGTGCAAGCCGCGGCCACGCTGGCCAATGGGCAGCTTGCCTACATCACGCCTGCTGACAGCCGGTGGTTTGTTTACGAGCCTCCGAAGGGCGTCAACAGCGACAAGGCCAAGCAGTGGTATGCCAAGTGTTCCGAGGCGACCCAGTTGCTCTTGGCCACCAGCAACCTTTATACGGAAGTGCATGAGTTGTATTACGACGACTCCGTCTTCGGCACCTACTGCATGTTCGTTGAGGCAGGAATGTCGCACCCGCTTGTTTTCCACAAATTCGACATCGGCACCTACTCACTGGCCGAAAACGACGAGGGTCTGATCGACACCGTCTTCCGCGAACTGGAACTGACCGTCCTGCAAGCCGCGGACAAGTTTGGCGAAGACGCCCTTGCGCCCGCCATGCAGAAGAAGCTGCAAGAGATCCGGCGCACCGGCAAGGGCGGCACAGTGAAGCACCGCTTTGTTCATGCCCTCTACAAACGGGAAGACAACGACCGCGACCGCAACAAGGCCGACGGCCCGAACAAGCCTTGGGCCAGCGTCTACGTTGACCAGAGCAACAAGCATGTCTGCCGCAACTCCGGCTACGACGAGAAACCTTTCTTCGCGGGCAGGCATGTCAAAAGTCAGCAAGGCGTTTATGGCATTTCGCCCGCATGGATGGCTTTGCCCGAAGCCCGCCAACTTAATTTCTTGGCCAAGCAACTTGACGCCCTCGCGGAGATCAAAGCCTTCCCTCGTCTCCTCATGCCCGCAACGCACGAAGGGGAAGTCGATTTGAGATCGGGGGGCGTCACCTACTACGATCCGACCCAGCCAAACGCCTTGCCGCAGGAATGGGCCACCGCGGGCGACTACCAAATCGGACTGGAGCGGGAAAACCGTAAGACCAACGCGATCAACGTGGCCATGCATGTGGACATGTTCCGCATGTTCGCCTCGATGGAGCGCACCAACATGACCGCGACCGAAGTGGCCGAGCGGGCCAGCGAGAAGCTGGTGCAGTTTTCGCCTTCGTTCACCCGCAAGACGACCGAACTGCTTTCGCCCATGCTGCGCGGAGTCTTCGGTATCCTCATCCGCAACGGCCATTTCCCGCCGCCGCCGCAGGACGCGATCCAAATGGACGCGATGGGACAGCCCATGCTGCCGGAACCGGAAGTCAGCTATGTGTCCAAAGTGGCGCTCGCCATACGCGCCATGCACAACCTTTCCTTGGCAAGGACAATGGAGCGCAACGCGATCATCGCCCAAGTGCGCCCCGAAGTGCTGGACAACTTCAAATGGGACGTCATCGCCCGCGAAACGGCCCGCAACGACGGACTACCCGCCGACTGGCTGTCCGAGGAGAACGAGGTCGAGGATGCCCGACGCGCCCGCGCCGAAGCGCAGGCCCAGATGCAGCAACAACAGCAGATGCTCACAATGGCCGAAGCCGCGGGCAAGGCTGGCAGCGTGAAGCAAGACAGCGCCCTTGGCCGTTTGATGAACCAAGCCACCGCATGACCACCGACAAAGAACTGGAGCGCAGCAAGTCGCTTCAGCGCATTAACAACGCTTACCACCGCTGCTTCGACAACGAAGACGGGCGCGTTGTCCTCGACAACCTTCGCGCTTACTTCCGCATGAACCGGCCTGCTTTTGAGCGCACGCTGGGACGTCCGTTTGATCCCATCGCCGCCGCGGTGCGTGACGGCCAGCGCGAGGTCATCCTTTTCGTCGAACACAAACTTTCGCTGCCTGTCGTCGGAGATGCCGACGTCGAGCGGCCCTCCACCGAAGTTCTCCGCTAAACGCGGTTTAGTCAAAACACCAACCAACCAACACCACCATGACTGATGCAACCACCACCTCCGAAACCAGCACCACCGCGGACAGCGCCGCTGTTCCCGCGTCCACCGCACCCGCTGCTAACCTCAACACCACAACGGAAGGGACACTCCTTTCCAGTGCGCCTGCCAGCGTTACCGACGCGCCAGCGCCCGCAGTAACCGAAAAGCCCGAATGGCTACCGGAGAAGTTCTGGCGCAACGACAAGGCTGACGTTGAAAGCCTTTCCAAGTCCTACCAAGGGCTGGAGCAACTCTTGGGCAAGAAGGCCAACGCCATCGTTCCTCCCAGCGAAAAGTCCACGCCGGAGGAAGTTGCCGCCTACCGCAAGGCCATCGGCGTTCCCGATTCGCCCGAAGCCTACAACCTCAAGCCGGAGCAACTGCCGGAGGGAGTTTTCTGGGATGAAGGCGTGGCCAAACGCGCCGCGGAACTCGCCTACAAGCACAACATCCCCGCCAGCGCGATGACCGAACTGATGAAGTTCGACATGGAGCGGGCGTCTTTGATGAACCAAGCCGCCGCCCAGATGATCGAAACCCAACTGGAAACCGGACGGGCCGAACTGCAAAAGGTTTGGGGCGACAAGATGCCGGAGAAGATCGAACTGGCCCGCCGCGCCGCGGTGACCGCCGGAGTCGATCCGACGTCCCAAGGGTTTGTCGATCCGCAAGTGGTCAAGGCCATCGTCAGCCTCGCGGAGAAGCTCTCCGACGACAAGCTGGTAGCCGGTGACCAGACCGGAGCGAGCAGCACCCGCGCCCGCGCACGGGACATTATGACCAACGCATCCAACCCGCTCTACGGTCGCTACCAAGAGGGTGACGCGGAGGTGGTTGACCAAGTGCGCCGGATGCTGACGAGCGCGTAATTGGCTCACTAATCGACATACCATGTCTAAAAAACCATCACGCCCGCAGTTGCTGGTCGTCGTCAGCGATCTGCATTGCGGGTCGAGCGTAGGGTTGATGCCGCCGGATAGCGAAAGCATCAACGGCAACACCATCGGCTTCGGCAAAAACCTCCACCAAGCGTGGCTCTGGGAAAAGTGGCAGGAGGCACAGGCCCAAGTGTCGGAGATTGTGGGCAGCGATCCTTTTGTGCTGCTTTGCAACGGCGATGCCACCGAGGGCATCCACCACAAGTCGCCGGAGGTCGTCGCCACCTTGATCGAACTGCACTGCAAGATGGCCGCGGAATCCCTGCGCCTCTTGTCCCAAGCCGCCGCGCAGACGCTGGTGGTCAAAGGCACCGAGTGCCACACCCACGAGATTGAATCGTATCTGGCCCGCTTGATCGGAGCCAAGGACGGTGTGGCCCGCGAGAAGTGGCTGTTCCGTATTCATGGCACACTGGTAGACGCCACCCACCACATTGGCGTGACCAGCCGCGCCTACTTGGAGGCCACCGCCATGTCGATTGCGATGGGCAACGCCCGCCTCAACTCGCTTCGTGCCGGTCACGAACCCGCCAAGGTCTTTCTTCGCGCCCACCGCCATTGCGGCGGATGGTTTAGCGACGGGGCGTCCATGCTGGGCATTACCGGCGGATGGCAGTTTCTGACAAGGCACGCCCACAAGGTGGTGCCGGATGCGATCCCGCGTCCCAGCATGATGGTGCTGGACTGGCGCAACCAGCCGGAGGGCGCACTGCCCAATGTCCACAATCTGCATTTCAACCCGCCCGCACCGGAGGTTGCAGATCTGTGAAAAGGCCGCTGACCGCCGAGCAAATTGCCGCCGCCGCGTGGGCCGCGGCCTTGGCCACGCCCAAGCAAGTGGACGAGGTGCCGGAGGGCTGGCTCACCCCCAAGGAAATAGCGGCCAAGCTGGGCAAGGCCACCCCCACGGTGGGTGCCATGCTCTGCCGCGCCGTGGCCGAGGGCCGGTGCGAGCGCAAGACGTTCCGGATAACTTCCGGCAGCGTCACCCGACCCATCCCTCATTACCGACTCAAATGAGCCGCCGCATCCCCACAAAGCGTGTCGCGATCGACGGCAAACCGTGGCGGATCAAGATTCAGCGCCCACCGGCCCGCGTGACCCACGACGGGTTGTGCGTGAAGGACGACCGCACGATCTACATCCATCCCGACGCTATCAGTCACCGCGGCATCGAATTGGCCTGCCACGAACTAATCCACGCCCGCCTGTTTGACTTGGACGAGGAGTGCGTAGACGAGATCGGGCGTCTGGTTAGCGAGGTCTGTGGCTGGCTGGCGCGGCACAACGACGGAGTCATCGGGTGACCTTTGTCCCGCTACTTATCTGCACAATCTGCTACGGCTGGACGGCGGTGGGTTTTTACATGCAAGGCAACTACCCCATGTCGGCGGTTTTTGCCGGATACATGGCCAGCAACTTCGCGTTCCTCTACATCGCTCTAAACATGCGGTGAATTATCACAAAGTGACATGATTTGTGCAAAAGCGCCGACGGTTTGCACAGATTTCGACACTTTGTGTGCATTATGTTTAAGGCATCGACACGTTGTGTATACCGAACGGCGTTTTGCTATACACAAAAGCCCGAAACTTTTTTGACTAAACCCTTGCGCCACTTCCGGCGCAGCGCAATTCTCGCGCACAGTTAGGCAGACAACTCCTTGTGGAGCCTGTCCGACGGCAGCCCAAGGCCGACGACCCGCGTTCGCGGATAATCGGTAGCGCCGAGGACACCACAACCAATCAACCCGACGAGATCGGCACGACGCCGGTTTAGTCAAAACCAAAGGAGTTAGTTATGCCCGTATCACAAATTCCGCAATACTTCACGACGGAGTTCTCCAGCAACTGGGAGCATCTGCTTCAGCAGAAACTTTCCAAGCTGCGCGAATACGTTTCCGTCGAGACAGTCCGCGGCAAGGAGAAATCCTACAATCAAATGGGCGCAGTGGAGATGCAACGCATCACCAGCCGCGCAGCCGACACCAACATCAGCGATGTGGCCTTGGCCAAACGCTGGCTTCGCCCCTATCCGTTTGAACACGCCACGTTGTTCGACGAGTGGGACAGCGAGTATCTGGGCGAGGTCAGCCTTCCCCAGAGCGAGACGGTTGCGAATCACGCCGCCGCCTATGCCCGCACCGCCGACAAGGTGATCATCGATGCCGCCCTTGGCACCGCCTACACCGGAGAAACCGGAGTCACGCCGACCGCTCTGCCCTCTGGACAGAAGATCGGCGTCGATTACGTCGAAACCGGCTCCGCGGCCAACAGTGGCCTCACCATCGCCAAGCTGCGTCAAGCGGCGTTCTTGCTCACCAACGCTGAAGTTGATGACAGTGACCCGCGCATCATGGTCGTCAGCGCCAAGCAAATCCAAGATTTGCTCCGCACGACCGAGGTGACCAGCGGCGACTTCAACACCGTTCGCGCCTTGGTCAACGGCGAGATCAACACGTTCATGGGATTCACCTTCCGCCGTGTTGCTTCCAGCCTCTTGCCCTACGCGAGTGGAACCGGCGTCCGCACATGCTTCGCCTACGTCAAGTCCGGCATCAAGCTGGCCGACGCGGGACGCAAAGTGCATGTCGATATCCGTGCCGACAAGAGCCACGCCTTGCAGATCCGCACTGTCGCCTCTTTGGGCGCAACGCGCATGCAGGAAGCCAAAGTCGTCGAAGTCCCGTGTGACGAAGTCCTCTAACAACTAACCAAGGAGAACAACCAACATGGCTACCTTCTACACCGACATCGCGCCAGAAAATCTGACGCTCAACGTCCGCAACCGCAATTCGGCTGATCTCACCCACGGTGACATCCGCTACGCGGAAGCGACCTACACCACCACCGGCACCGAAGCCGCGAGCGGCGACAACATCGAAGTTGCCGTTCTGCCCGTGGGCGCAACGCCGTTGCCGGAACTCTGGCGCGTCTCCAACGAGGCGAGCATGGGCGGTTCCGTTATCGCCATCCCCACCATCGGGGATGCCGTTGACGCCGACCGCTACAGTGCCACCAGCATCAGTGTCAACAGCAGCACCGCAGGTTCCGCGGCAGTCACGGCTAACGTGACCGCCAGCGTCCTGCCGCGGCACACTGTCACCGAGGCCACCCAGCGTGTGGTCGCCGCGATCACCCGCACCAATGCGGTGACCGCAGGGAAGAAAATCAGCTTCCTCATTGCCTACAAGCTGTAACTGATTAACGCGCTGGCAGGCCGCGAATAAACGCCTGCCACCTTTTTCTAACTTTCATGGCCGACGAAACCTCCATCTGCAACTTGGCTTTGGCCAAGCTGGGCATCAGCCCGATCATGGCGCTGACCGACGACAGCAAGCAGGCCCAGTTTTGCAACCGTTTCTTCGCTCAAACCCGCGACGAGGTCTTGCAGTCCCATCGCTGGAACTTCGCCATGCGACGCTCCGCGCTCAACAAGCTGGCCACCGCCCCGCAGAGCGAGTGGGAGAGCGCCTACCAGTTGCCGGTCGATTGCCTGCGCGTCGTCCAACTCAACGGCTACGAGCCGAACGAGAGGCTGGGGGAGTTCAGCGTCGAAGGCGACCAGTTGCTGACCAACGCCGAGGAGGCCAACATCCGGTATGTCGCCCGCGTGGAGGACGGATCGTTCTACCACCCGCTCTTTGTCCATGCGCTGGCCACCATGCTGGCCTCGCGTCTGGCAGGCCCGCTGACCGGAAGCCGGAACATGCCGCAGGAACTGCTGCAAGAATACGAAGCCATCACCGGCCCCAAGGCCCGCATGGCCGACGCCTTTGAGGAGCGTTTGCGCCGCAAGATGCCGTGGACGAACAGCGACCTTGTCGCCGCCCGCTACACCAAGTTTCCGTCCAGCCAATAGGCCATGCCAAATCTGCTCGTTACCGCGTTCAACGGAGGCGAACTGTCGCCCTACATGGACGCCCGCACCGACGTCGCCAAATACCGCAGTGGGTGCCGACGCTTGGAAAACATGGTCATCCTGCCCTACGGGGGCGCTTACCGCCGCAGCGGCACCGAATACTTGGGCGAAGCCAAGCTCTCCAACCGGCGCTGCCGACTGATTCCCTTTAACTTTTCCACGACCACCCGTTTTGTTTTGGAGTTTGGCCACCTCTACTTGCGCGTCTGGGGCAACAACAGCTTGGTGCAGTCCGGCGGTGCGCCCTTGGAAATCGTCACGCCCTACACCGAGGACGATCTGCGCGAAATTCAATACGCGCAGTTGAACGACATCATGTATCTGGCCCACGGGAGCCACGCCCCGCGCAAGCTCTCCCGCGTGAGCGACACGAACTGGACGCTGGCCACCGTGGCCTTTGATTACCCGCCGCTGCGCGACATGAACACCAGCGCGGTGACCATTGCCTCCAGCGCGTCGAGCGGCACCACCACGCTGACCGCCAGCGCCTCGACCTTCGCCGCCGGTCATGTCGGAAGCCAGTGGGCCATCCAGTGGCCGCGCTCCAGCGGATCACTCACCGAAACCATTGACGCCAACAAGACCTCGACCGGAACCCTCGACATCCAAGGCGACTGGACGATCACCACGGTAGGCACATGGATCGGCACTGTCCGCATTCTCCGCATCCCGCAGAAGGAAATGGACGCCAACGGCGGGAGCGGATTTACCGCCTACGAGGTAGTGCGTGAGTTTAATTCCTTGGGAACAGCGCGGAACTTCACCGCGACCGGCACCGAAACCGAGCGCGTCGGACTGAAGCTGCAAATCCTTAACTACGCCAGCAACACCAACGCCCGCGTCTTTCTTGAAAGCACCGACTTCAACAGCGGCGGCACCTTCACCATCAACAGCGTGGCCAGCGGCACCAGCGCCGGAGCCACCGTCAACAAGTGGCTGGGATCGGTCATCACCGCAACCACCCAGTGGAGCGAGGCGGCTTTCAGCACCCTGCGCGGATTTCCGCGCACCGTCACCTTCCACGAACAGCGTTTGTGTTTCGGCGGCACCAGCAGCCAACCCAACACCGTCTGGTGTAGCAAGGTGGATGACTTTGAAAACTTCCAACTGGGCGGCAAGGAGGACGACGGGCTGTCCTTCACCATTGCCTCTAACGAAGGCAACCGCATCAACTGGATCTTCTCGCAGAAGCAGTTGATTGTCGGCACCTCCGGCGACGAATGGACGGTGGGCGGGGCGACCGACAGCGAGCCTTTTTCCGCGACCAACATCAGCGCCCGACGCCAAGCCAGCTACGGATCGAAGTATATGCGGGCCGTCCTGCTTAACGACGTCCTGCTCTTTGTCCAGCGCCGCGGGCGCAAGGTGCGCGAACTGGTTTACAAGTTTGAACAGGACGGATGGGTCGCGCCGGATCTGACGGTGCTGGCCGAGCATGTCACCCAAGGGGAATTGGTTGAAGTGGCCTTCCAGCAACAGCCAGACGCCGTCCTTTGGGCGGTGCGCGGCGATGGCCAACTGGTGGGGATGTCTTACGAGCGCGACCAAGAGGTTGTTGCGTGGCACCGGCACTTGACCGACGGAGCCTTTGAAAGCGCGGCCACCGTCTACGGACTGGGCAGCGACGACGACGAGGTCTGGTTTGCTGTCCGGCGCACGATCAACGGGCAGACCAAACGCTACATCGAACGCTTCAAACCCGACTTCCGCGCCCAGTTCGATGCGGAATCCAAGGAGAACTGGTGGTATCTGGACTGCGCCGGACGCTACGAAGGCGCACCAGCGCAAGTCATCACCGGACTGGGATACCTTGAGGGCAAAACGGTCAGCGTTTTGGCCGACGGGGCCGTCCAGCCCAATGCGGTTGTCTCCGGCGGGCAGATCACCTTGGCCAAACCAGCCAGCAAGGTGCTGGTGGGACTGCCCTTTACCAGCCTGCTCCAGCCCATGAAGTTGGACTACGACATGCAGGACGGCCCGACCCGCGGGCGCAAAAAGCGGATCAACCGCGTGGAAATCAGTCTTTTCAAGTCCTTGGGCGGGCAGGCCAGCACCGACGGCAGCGAATGGCTCTGGATGTATCCCCGCGACTTTGACGACCCAATGGATTCCAGCCCGCCGCCCTTTTCCGGCGAAACCGAGGTTGTCTTGGCGGGCAACTATTCGGAGGACGCCGACATCTACCTCCGGCAAACCTTGCCCTATCCGCTGACCGTCCGCGCCCTTGTCGCAAAGCTCGACGCCTTCGGGGATTGACATTAGTGTGATTTTACTAAACCCATGAGCCAAGCCGCCATCCAACTTCGCATGTTCGACCCAGCGCGGGACTATGACATGGTCTGCGCGTGGTGGACGGGCCACGGATGGAATCCGGTGCCGCAAACTTTTTTGCCCAAGCTGGGCGTGGTCGCCTACTGGGCCGAGGGCGAAAAGACCGAGGACACCGCCGCGGCATGGCTCTACATGGACAACTCGTCGCCGGTCTGCTGGCTGGAATACATGGTCAGCAATCCCAAGGCCAACGCGGGCCGCGCCGTCAAAGCCCTCCGGCACTTGGATTCGTTTTTAACCGGCGAGGCCAAGGCCACCGGCTACCACGCCATGATGACCACATGCAGGCAGGATTCGCTGGTCAAGTTCCACCAGAAAAACGGGTTCACCAAGACCGACGAGGACGTCACCCACCTCGTCAAAATTTTGAACTGATATGGCCGGAGTTACCGCAACCGTTTTGGCCGGAGTCGCCATCGCCACCACGGCGGTCAGCGCGGGCATGCAATATTACGGCCAGCAGCAGCAAGCTGCCGCGGCGCAACGCATGTCGGACTACAACTACCGCGTGGCCCAGCAGCAGGCCCAGATTCAAGTTCAAGCCGCGCAATACCAAGCCGAACTGGCCAACCGGCAGGCCATGTTGCAGTCCCAAGCGGCACAGATGCAGTTTGACGCGCAGTTTTCCAACGCCGCCCAATACGAGCAGCAGGCGCTGCGCGTGGAGCAGGAGGCGAGGGAACGCGCCTCCCGCATGCGCGACGAAAACAGCCGCCTCATGGGAGCGCAACGCGCCCGCTACGCCAAAAGCGGCGTGACCAGCGCCGGTTCGCCCTTGGCCGTCATGGCCGAAACCGCGGGCCTCTTGGAACTGGGCGTAGCCGACGAACTTTACAAAGCCAACTTGGAGCGCACCGCCTACTTCCGCAAAGGAGCGATGGAACGCTTTCAAGCCGGATTCAGCATCTTGGACAAGACCGCCGCGCAATACGAAATGGAAGCGGCCAACTTCCAGAAAAGCGCGGCCAAGCAGGGTTACTCCTTGGCCATGAACACCGCCGCAGGCGAGCGCATGGCCGGATACAACAAGGCCAATGCGCTTCGCATGGGATCCTACGGATCGCTTCTGGAAGGCGCGGGCAACGTGGCCAACATGGGCTTTAACTACGGAGTCTACCGCGCCGGATAATTTTATGGCCAACATCCCCGTAGCCCAAATTCCCAACGCTCCGCAGACCGGCAACTCCGCGGTGCTGACCGATCCGTCGTCCATTCGCACGCCCAGCCTGCGCGGGGCCGGTCAACTTGTCGCCCAAGGCATGAGCATGCTGCAACCGCAGCCGCTGCCCGAAGCCGCTTTTGACACCGGAGGCACAGGCGCGGGCATGGAAATTCTGGGCGGCGCGGGAATGCGGGCCTCCAACGCGCTGGGCGATTTTGCCGTGCGCTTGGGCCGCGCCCACGACGAGGCGCAAATGGCCGAACTCGACGCCATCAAGACCGACGTTGTCTCGCGCTTTGAGGAAGAAGTTTTGACCAAGCCCGCCGACCAGTGGGAGAACGTCTGGCAAAAGTATGACAATCAACTGGCCGAGCGCGGGGCCAGTCTCCGCATGAGCAGCCCGCTTTCTTCCAGCAAGCTGGAGCAGTCAATTAACACCCTGCGCGTCAAGACCGCTGCCGAGGTGCGGGGCAAGGCCGCGGTGCAGCGGGTCAACAACTACCGCCAGAGCATTGAAAACGGCGCGCAGCGCGCCTTTAACGAAGGACGCATTGAAGACGGCATGGCCTATTACCAGCGCGGGGCGCAGGCTGGGGTGTTTAGCAAAGAAGAAGCCGACGCGAAAATTTTGAAATTTGAGGAGGAGCAGAAGGTCAACACCATGACCAGCGCCATTCAGCAAAACCCCGCCCAGTGGCGCGGCGAACTGGCCAAGTATCAGAAGGAAGGCAAGAACCCCCACAAGCTACGCCCCGAACAAGTCCTGCAATTCCGGCGCATGGCCGAGGGAACCCACGCCCAGCTTCTCGACGACCTCAACAACCAGATGCTCACCAGTCTGGAAACCGAGAGCGCCGCCATCACCAACGAAGACATCGAAAAGTTTTACACTCGTCCCGACATCGATGCGCCGCGGGAACTCATCAACAAGATGAAAGAATACCGCGGCTTCAAGTATGCCGACACACCGGAAGGGCAAGCCGAGCAGGCCACGAAGTTCAGCGACCTCTGGCAGAAAATCTTTTCCTACAACGCGGAGAAGGACATCAGCATGGCTGATCCCGACACGCACAAGCGTGAATACCAGCGCCTCATCAGCGAGATCGTCACGACCGCGCCGGAGGGCCAGCGCAAGCCTTTCATGGACACGCTCGATGGCATGGTATCGAAAGCCAACCAAGGTCAGAAATCGCGCACCGACGAGATCACCAGAAACCTCATCAACCAAACCACCAGTCTGGCCGAGTGGGGCCAGTTTGGCGATGCGGGCAAATGGAAGAAAGAGCAGCGCGGCGATGTCACTGTGACCAAACCACAAGACGTCAGTGCGTGGCTCAACGTGCAGACCAAGCGCCAGCAAGTGATCAACGAGATCCGCGACATGGTTAAAGACAACCCCGACCTTACCATTGAGCAGGCGCAAGATCGTTTTAGGGGCATCGTCGAGCCATACCTTGATCCGGCGGCTTCGTTTATGAACAAGCCGGAAGAAGAGGACGCATGGTGGAAGTCCATCATGGACGTCGCCACTTGGGCCGACTTCGCCATGAACCCGACGGCCAACAACCCCAACGTGATGACCGCCGGTCTGGGTTTCCGCGGCTTTGGCGGGTCGCCTATGGACGGACTGCAAGACGCCGACGAACCGCTTCCTCCGGTGCAAGGCATGCCGCCCGCGCCCTCCTCCGAAAATTTCAGCGTGTCGAACCTCCCTCCGGCCAAGCAACCCATCGCGGGCCAGATTGCCAGCATGGCCGAAGCCGAGGGCTTGGGCCAATACACGCCGCACCTCATGCTCTTGGTCGCGCAGGAAAGCAATTTCAACCCCGACCAGACGATCAGCACCTCGTCGGCCCGCGGACTCTTCCAGCTACTCAACGCCGACCGCAAACGCTTTGGCAGCGACAGCAGTCTCGACGGCCAGATCCGCGCCGGTTTAGCCAAAACCAAGGAGAACATCAACGCCGCCCGCCGCGCCCTTGGCCGCGACCCCGACCCCTTTGAACTTTATGTTGTGCATTACCAAGGCATCGGGGCTGGGCCTGCCATCCTCAAGAACCCCGACGGTGACTTCCGCCAGACGCTCGACGCCACCGGAGGCAAGGGCCACGCCGCCCGCGTGATCCGCGCCAACAAGTGGCTGGCTGATATTCAAACCAACCAAGACTTCATGGACTGGGTGCGCGAGCGCCTGTCCAAGAAAGCCGCGGCCCTTGGCATGGCATGAGTATTTCCTTCGCCGCCACCCCGCAGTCCAAGGAAGCCCAGCAGGCGCGGACTTACACCGACCCCAGCGCCGGAGCGCCTCCGAGTCGCCGCAGCGGCTACAACGCGCCCTACGTCGATCTGGGCCACTGGAACAAAGTCTTTACCGACCAGAACTACTTCGACTCCATCGCCAAGCAGAAGGGCATGACCGAGGGAGCCAAGGTCAGCCTGCACGGCGACGACTACGTCTACCGGCAAGCGATGATCGGCTACTTGGCCGACACCCGCAAGGTGCCGCTCGACGACATGCGGTCGATCTTCGATGCGGAAAGGGAAGGCTTTGCCCAGAAGGTGTTGGGCAAGCAGACGGCCAGCGCCCGCGAAATGTTCGACTGGCAAAAGGGTCAATTTGAGCGCAGCAACGAAAAGAAAGCCGCCGCCGATCAGATCCTGCAAGGCGTCATCCGCCGCAGCTTGGAAGACGCGCTCTCCGGCGGCGACACGCCTTTTGTCGAAAGCGTCGGCAAGGACATCAATGCCGCCTCCGAGATGTTCGACGACGAGGAAAAGTCCCGCCTGTGGGAGAAGGCCGAGGAACTTGACATGAAAATCCGCGCCTCGCAGGACAAATTTGCACCGGAGGCCCGCTTCATCTTCGACGCCCTCCAGCAGTCCACCGGACAAAAGACCGGCTTCGGAGCGCCCGACATGCGCGAAATGGCCGCACGTTTCGCCCAGCTACCCGACGCCCAGCGCCAAGCCATCTACGAACTGGCCGGAGGCTTTGCCCAACTCAACCAGACCGACAAAGGCTTTTGGTATCAGTTGGCCGAATCCCTTGGCCGCGGTGGCGCAGCGTTCACCGAGGCCATTCCGCGCAACTTCCGCGAGCAAACGCTCCGCGGTCAGCTTCGCCTTTTGGAAAGCAACCAGCCGGTCTTTCGCGCCGCGGGCATTGGCGGGGCCGAGTTCAGCGCCGCAGGCCAAACGCCGGTCACGCCGGAGGAACGCGAGGAAGCCAAAGCCAAGATCCAAGCCGACCTTGGGGTTTTGATGGTCGAGCGCGAATTGCGCGACTTGGCCGAGCGCGTCGTCGATCCCATCCAGACCGTCACCTTCTTGCCGGAATGGATTGAGGAGGGGCTTTACGGAGCCGCCCGCAGCATCCCTTACACCGCCGCCGCCGCGGTGCCGGTTGCGGGCGTTCCCGCCGTGGCCTCCGCGCTGTTTAGCAGCAACTACGACCGCATCATGCTGGAATATCGCGGCATCGATCCCGACAAGGCCGCGCTCATCGCCGCCATCTCCGCGCCCATCGAAGCCGGTCTGGAGCGCATGAAGGTCAACACGATTACCGGACGCCTGCCCGTCTTTGGCGGTTTAGTCAAACGCCTGCAACACCCCAACCAGCGAAACATCACCCGCATCGCCATCGGTGGGGCCGGAATCGTGGCCGAGCAAAACGTGCAGGAGATCATGCAAAACGCCACCTTCCCGTTTGTCCAAACCATCGCCGCGGCGCTCGACGCCGACATGCCCGACTACGACTGGGAGGAGCGCCTCGCCGGTATGCCGCGGGAATTGGCGGTGCAATTTGTCGCCCTCCTTCCGCTTTCTCTCATGGGCGTGGGCGCACTGTCCTACCGCGAGATCAGCCGCGGCGAGAACTACCTCAAGAGTAAAGCCGACTTGGAGAAGATGGGCTACAGTCCCGAACAGATCGACCGCATCACCGGAGCCGAGAGCGCCGAAGCCGCCCAAGCCGCACTGGTCGAGGAACACGCCAAGCGCGACCCGAAGCTGGTCAAAGCCGCCGCCCAGCGCATCGTGGACGAATCCATCGCCCTGCGCGAAAGGGCCAATCCCGCCGCCTTGCCGCGTCTGGAGAAGCAGGGGGCCGACTACGTTGTCCTCTCGCCGGAGGGCAAAGAACTCGCCCGCACGACCGACCAGACCGCCGCCGAGCAGGCACTGGTATCCGCCCGCCGCGAGACGGTGCAGCGCGAGATGCGCGACGTCCACACCGGCATCAATGAAGCCGTCGCCTTTATCCAGAAGGTCAACGAGGCCCGCCAGCGCGGCGAGGACGTTGCCAAGGTCATCCGCGAGGAAGCACCCCGCACGCTGCTCACCGACTACGAGGCCAACCCGACGCAGGAAAACCTCGACCGACTCTTTGAGACTGTCCGCGCCTTCGGGCAGGACATCAACGAACCCGCCGAACTGGCCAACTTCCCCGTCACCGGCAGCAACCAAGGCGCACTGCGCGAAGGCATCTGGCGCTCCATCATCCGCATCAACGAGGGCGCGGACGGCACCATCGTCATGCGCGAGTTCGCCCAAGACAACCTCAAGCGGGCTATGGCCGAGGGACGGGTCACCATTGACTTCGTCCGTCAGCAACTCAACGACATCCTGCCGCAGATCGACAGCGACCGGATGGATCGCCAGCTACGCACCGAGACGGACACCGACGTCATCGAAGCGTTCTCCGACGTTGCCTTGGCTTACTTCCGCGGTCAGATCCGCGACGAGCAAATCCCCGCGGGCCTGCGCGGCTTTATCCGGCGCTTGGCCATCTTCACCCGCGACATCTTCCGCCGCGCCTACAACCTCGCCCGCCTACGCGCCGAGGGGAAACTCGACCGCGACTTTGAGGCACTCTTGGCCGAGGCGGTGGGCGTTGACCAGCAGGCACTGGTAGACCGCTCCCGCGAAAAGACCGCGCAGGAGGTTGCGCCGGATGGACGCGGTGTTGACGGATTGACCGACGACGAGCGATTCGCCTTGGAGCAGGAACTGCAAGCCGAGATGGAGCGTGATGCCGCGGAGGCCGCAGGCGAGGGCGGCATTGATATTGTCGACGCCGTGCGCGATGCGGGCGGTTTGCCAGCCAAAACCAGCAGTAAGGTCTACCAATACTCCGGTGAGTTGCAGCGTATCCGCGAAGCATCCAAGGGCGGCAATGCCATTGGCGTCAAAGGCGTCTTCAACTTGTTCCGCAAAAACGCGCCCGACCTTGATGCGCTGATCAAGGACTTGCAGACGATGGGATTCAACCAGATCACCACGCCGTCTGATCTATTCGACATGGTCGAGCGCCGCATTATGACTGGTCGCCCCATCTACGGCTACGAGGCGGCAGCGACGGCGCAGACGATGGACAACTACTCCATCGGTTCCCGCGTCCAGCCCGACGTTGAACGCAATCTCGTCACACTGCCGGATGTCACGATTAGTGGGCCTGCGAATTATTCAATCAAAGCGTGGCATGGATCGCCCGCGGAGTTTGATGAGTTTGATCTTGGCAAAGTTGGCACAGGAGAAGGAGCGCAAGTTTACGGATATGGCCTGTATTTTGCCGAGCGCATACAGACCGCCGAAGAATATCGCAAGGGTGTGTCTGCTATGAAGCAGCAGCGCATGACTCGTGTGTTTTTGGATGGCTACGACATCTCCACTTGGCTGGCGGGAGATTTGGCTATCCGGCACAGCCTCAAGCGGTCTACCGCGGAAAAGCTACACGATCTTGTGGTTCGCGGCATAGATAGCCCGATCAAAATTGATGGACGCAATGCGCTGAAAAAAGAATTAGGCGACAGGCTGGAAATTGAAATAACAGACAATCCCAAAGTTGACGGAAGCATTTACAACGTGCTTTTGGATGTTGAGGCAGACGAGTTGATCGACTGGGACTTGCCATTGAGCCAACAGTCCAAGCGCGTCCGCAATGCTCTTTCGTTTGTCAACGCGCCCTTGGAATACACAGGAAGGCAGGCTTACGAAATTGCAGCAGATGAGTATGCCCGCAAACAAGACCCAAAAGTTTTTGGAGCTATCAAGGCTGGGTCGCCCGCAATCAGCAAAATGCTCAATGAAAAAGGCATTAAGGGAATCCGCTACCTCGACCAAGGAAGCCGAGTCAATGGAGATCCGCTCGCCATCCGAACTGAAATTGCCATTCAGAAAAATCTATTAAAGGGATGGGATAAGGCAAAATGGTTGTCCGCTGAACAACAAGAATCCGGCAAGCAGGCCGTATTGGACAAAATTGCCAAACTGAAAGTTGACCTAAAACGGGCAGAATCCAGCACAGAAGGAACCTACAACTACGTCATCTTCGACGACAGTCTGATCAAGATACTCACCCGCAACGGCGAGCAGATCAGCGTCGAGCAGGCGGCACAGGAAACGCAGAATTATTCTATCGGGCCTTCATCGAAATCTGTCGCTCCGATTCAAATCACCTTTCCGCAAGAGAACATTCCTTCAGACATTAAAAACTTACGGCACTACATCCGACGGATGATTGCCGAGACATTGCAAGGCAAGTCTGTGGTGATCGAACGAACCGGCACCGAAGTTAAGTTCACTGCCGAAAGCAAAGCCGAGTCTGTTTCCAAGGCCAGAACCGCCATACAAGCTGCGCCTATGCTGGAGGCCGAACAAATCGTTTTGAACGGAATTCCTGTAGACGTTTCTGAACCAGACCCCAAAAAGAAAACCTACGAGGGAACAAGAAAGTTTCGCCGGTTTGCTATTCCGGTGGCTATCGACGGCGAAATCTACGCTTCTCACTTCACCGTCAGAGAGCCAAACGATTTTGATGAAAACGTAGGAGTTTTTTACGAATTCAATCTTGGACAAAAAATGGAGCCAAGGGACATGGGTTTGCCACCAGCTTTCGCCAGCAGGCCATCCGAAGACGGCTCACCCTTCGACCTTGACTCCGCCATCAGCATTGCCGCGCTGGTCAACAAAGTCAAATCTAACGACAAAGCAGAACAGCAAACTCTTGTCCTTGAGTCGTTTAACTACTCCATCGCCGCCGCGCAGGAGCAGCGCAAAGCGGACGTTGCCATCACGCCGGACACGCCGGTTGCCAAGTCGATCAACGGCGTCAGCGCCGAAGACATCTTTGCCAGCGCCAAGAAACGCTTTGGCATCACTAATTCCATTTACGAAGCGGGCTACGTTTTGCCGGATGGCACCATGCTCGACTTCTCTGGCCGCTCACAGGCGTCCGGCTACAAGCGCGATGGCGCTACATTTCGTCCGACAGACGGCCAAGGCGACTACTTACGCGACAGCCGCGGCATCGATCACCGCGAGATCGAATGGGACGGGATGCCGGAATACACCGAAACGTGGGGCAGCATGGCCGATTTCCTCCGCTTGGGCGCAGTCCGCATCGATGGCAACAGCGGCACGATTTCCATGCGGAGCCGGTTGCGCCCGACGTCAGCGCAGTTGCGCGTCCTCAAAGACCTCGTCACTTCTGCCGACGGCGCGTATCTGGACTTGGAAGACGACTTGGGCAACGGCACCGCCATGATGTTGGAGTCCGGTAAGTGGACTCGCGTGCATGGATTTTTGGAACGCTGGGCCAATGGCGAAACGCCATCTGTCACGCGCAGTTACTCCATCTCCACCCAGTCCGAAATCGACCGCGTCGGCGCGGCGTTGAACCGGCTCGACCGCGACCCTCTGGAGCGCGTCAAAATCTACGAGAAGGCGCAGGAGAAGTTTCTCCGCGTCATGGCCGACAACCGCGACATGCTCGCCGGTATGCAGGACGGCGACCTCGCGCAGATGCGCCGCACGCAAATCCTGCAAGCACTGGGCGAACTCGACGGCATCATTTCGGTGCTGCCGCCGGAAGTCCGCAGCAAGATCGGCGGCTACACGCAACTGGCCAAGGTCGATCCAATGGACGTATTCAAGGGCGACCAGAAGGTCAGCGAAGTCCGCGGCATGTCTGGTGCCATCATCTCCGCGTGGATGCGCGAGGGTCTGAACATTGGCGAGGCGCAAAAGAAGACCGAACTTCCCGCCGGTTACCGCGCCGAGCGCAACCTCGACCCAACTCGCGCCGACCGCGCCATTGCCGACGTCTTTATCCAGCGCATCAACCGGATCAACGAGGCGCTGGAAAAGTTCCTACGCGACGAATACAACACCGCCGCAGTCGAGCTCTTCAAGCGGGCCAAGCCGCAGCGCAGCGGGGCAGGGGAGAAACCCAAGGGCAAGCTGGGCGCGGACGTCCACGATCTGTTCGACAAGCTCAAGGAGGCCACCGAGTGGAGCGCCGAGGAGGCGCAAGCGTATGCCGACGGCCAGTGGGCGCGGATCGAAAACGGCGAACTCAACCCCTACGAGGAAACCCACGCCATGATGGCCGCGCAGATGGTGCCGCTCTTTGCCGACTGGGCCAACGCCGACAGCAGCCAACGCGCCGCCGCGGTCACGATGGGCAAGGACGTCCTCAACCGCGCCTACAAGGGCGAGCAGCAGCGCATCATCGCCCAGCGCACCAAGCGGGGCTACGACCGCACCGATTTGTCCAAGGATGCCGGAGTATCCGCAGAGGACGACAAGGCCCGCCAAGACGCTCTGAAGCGCGAGAACAGCCTGCCATCGAAGTGGGAGAGCGCCATGCTCAACCTCCTCAACTTCGACCAAGTCCTGCGCTACGTCTTTGGCAACGACAGCAAGATCGCCCGCCAGATCAGCGACCGGCAGCGCAAGGCCGACAATGCCAAGAGCGACGACATTGCCGCGCTTTCCGACGAGTGGGCCGCGTTTCTTTCCGAACTGGGCGGCGGCGAGATGCAGGGGCAGCAGTTGCTTTTTGAACTCTCGCGGATGGACGAGGAGATCGACGGCGTCTCCTACAGCCAGAACCAACTCATGGCCATCAGCATGATGTGGATGCAGCCGAAGGGTCGCCAGCACATGGAGGGATTCTTCGACAGCGACGGCCAACCCGCGGGCAAGTGGCACTACAACCAAGACTTCGTCAACAAGGCCGAGAAGCTCCTGCGCGGTGAAGCCAAAGCCATCCGGCAATACCTCCTCGACAAATACGACGCGGAATACGAGGCCATCAACAAGGTCTACCGCAAGGTCTACGGGCTGAACCTCCCGAAGAACCAGTTCTACTCGCCGCTCGTCGTCGAAAGCATCCGCGCTCCCCAGCAGGCGGGCATCGATCCGGTGACCGGCGGCGTCTTTGCCGCTGGGGCAAACTCGCCCAGCGCCCTCCGTTCCCGCGGCGGGGCCATCGCCCAGCCAGTCTTCCGCGATGCGGTGCAGACCTACTTCGGCCACATGCTTCAGATGGCGCACTGGAAAGCCTACGCCGAGTTCAACGGCGAAGTCTCCGCGCTCTTGGGCCACCGCGACACACGCAACGTGGTCAAGGGCAAGGCCGGTGAGCAGGCCGCGACAGTGATGAACAACTGGCTGCAATACTTCCAGCAGGGCGGAAACAAGGACGCAGCGAACCATCTGGCCATCAATCAGATGATCAACCGGATGACCGGCAACTTTGCCACGATGGCGCTTTTCGGGCGCATCTCGACCTTGGCCTTGCAAGTCACCCAGCTTGGCGCGGCGTCGGCCAAGATGCCCGTGGGCGCTTACCTCTCGCGCTTTGGCAAACTCATGTCTGGTCGCTTGGGATGGAAGACCGCGCTCGACAGCGCCTACATCCAGCGCCGGATCAAAGACATGCCGCCCGCGGTCGCCTTGGCCATGCAGGGGCTACGCTCCGAAAAGCCGAACGCCATCCGCGAAGCCGCCCGCCGGATCGGGTCGCTCATCAGCGGGTTTGACGGACTTTTTACCGCAGGCACCTACGCCATCGTCTACGACTACCAAATGACCCAAGCCCGCCAGAACGGCATGGGCGGGCAGGAGGCCGCGGACTACGCCCGCGAGGCCACCGAGCGCATCGTGGACGAAATCGCCCAGCCGACGCGAGCCGGTGCGCGGTCGATCTTTGAGATCAACAGCACTAACCCCGTGGCGCGTGCCGTCTGGGCCTTCAGCAGCGAGGCGCGGAAGAACTTGGGGCTGGGCCTTTACGCCGGAGCCAAGGGCAGCGGAAAGGATTTTGGCAAAGCGGTCTTCTACGTCCTCGTCTTGAACGGGCTTGTCGGCACCATCATCCGCAACGCCTTTCGCGACCTCCGCGATGACGACGACGAAGAGACTTTTGACGAGAAGAACTGGGGCTGGAACCGGATGGCCGCGATGCTCATCAGCGACCCGCTCTACGGATTCCCCGTGGTGGGCGAGGCCGTCGAGAGCGCCATCTTCAACGCCTTCGGAGTCTACACGCCCAGTGGCCCGCTTTTTGACATCGCGCCCGCGGTGCCAGCGGCCAAGCGCATGTTGACCGAGTATCCGGCGCAAGTGCTGGAAGGCGAAGCCGAGTTCCGCGACATCGTCCGCGACGTCAACCGCATCCTGTCCACCGCTGGACTTTTCAACAACACCATCGCCGGAGCCGCCGCCATCAGCAACTTGGTCAAGGACACCGTCGAAGTAGGCGACAACGTCTTTAGCGGCGAGCAATAAACTATTGCGCCACCATGCACCCGAAGGTTTAGTCAAATCACTAACATGGCCGTTCAGTCCGATACTTCACGAATCCAATACGCAGGCAATAACTCGACCACGACGAGTTATGCTGTGCCGTTTGTTTTCCAAGAAAACAGCCACTTGAAGGCTATCGCCCGCACCTCCGCGGGCGTCGAGAGCGTCGTCACGCTGACCAATCATACCGGAGCCGGTAACGTCAACGGCGGCACTGTCCGCACTTCCGTCGCCATCCCAACGACCAGCACGCTCACCATTTACCGCGAAGTGCCTGCAACCCAGACGACGACCTACGCCGAAGGCGGCGACTTCCCCGCGGCCAGCCACGAACGTGCGCTCGACAAGCTGACGTATCTCGTCCAGCAGCTTGGCCGCGCTGTGGCGCGATGCGTGCGACTGACTGACGCCGCGCCGGAGTCCGCCGCCATCCCAGCCGTCGCCAACCAGTTTTTTGGAACGGATGCCAACGGAGCCATCGTCATGGTCGCAGGCGTCAACGCCGCGCCGGAGTCGATCACCAATTTGAGCATTTCGCCTACAGCGGCGATTGCCGGAACAAAGATCGCTCCAAATTTCGGGAGCCAAAATGTTGTGACTACCGGAAGCGTGGGGATCGGGACGACATCACCAACGCGAACCCTTCATGTAAATTCTGGCACGACAGATTTTGTGGCAAGATTTGAAAGCACCGATTCGGGCGCTGAAATTGTTTTACAAGACGACGCATCAACGAATGAGGGGAATAGAATCGGCGTCGTTGGAAACGATTTTCGGATTACTACAAACAACACCGAACGCATGCGGATCGACGCCAGCGGGAATGTGCTGATTGGAACCACAAGCAGCCCTGTCACAACATCAAAGCTATATTTGAGCGATGGCACCATCACCTCTTTCGTGGGATACAAAATAAGTGGTGTTGAACACTTCGGAACACATAGCAACCATCCAGTAGCGTTTTTAACAAACAACACCGAACGCATGCGCATCGACGCCAGCGGGAATGTGGGGATTGGGACGAGTTCGGCAACGACGCGACTGCATGTTGCTGACACAAATGGAAACCTCCTGTATTCCGCACAAAACGCGGGCTTTGGCGACCTTGCCTATGCCGGAGGGCCGTCGAATATATTGAGGTTTGGGCCAAGTGGATATGTAAGCGGCGGTCTTGCGCTAATGTATACGACAAGCGCGGGCATTAGGACGGAGGCCATGCGGATCGACGCCAGCGGGAATGTGGGGATTGGGACGAGTTCGCCAGCAAAAAAGTTGGATGTGTTTAGTAGCGGAACAACCACAGCGGACATGGTTGTTCGCAACGGGACGGTTTCACTTTTGTCATTTGTTGACGCCGCTGCCGGATACACCGGAACAAGCACAAACCATCCAATGCTGTTCACGACAAACAACACCGAACGCATGCGGATCGCGTCCAATGGGAACACAGGCATTGGAACCGGATCCCCCTCCAGCCGCCTCCACATCGCAGGCGACTTGACCGTCAGCAGCGGCACCACTGCGACAACCGCCTCGACAACCGCAGGCGGATCAACGCTGCCCGCTTTGGCCGCTGGTTACCTTGTCGTCTCCATCAACGGCACCAGTCGCAAGATTCCTTACTACGCCACATGATGACGCTAATCGACAGCAACGAAACCAGCGCGACGTATGAGTTTGTCCACGATACGGCAACGCGCCTTGTCACGTTTCACCGCCAACAAAACGACGAGCCGGTCGAAGGTGAAGAAGCGCCCGCCGAAGCGCCAACCTTTGAAGAAATGGCCACCGCAGAACACACCCTCTGGCTGGCATGGCTTGGAGTCGAGGAGCAATGAAAGAGCAACTGGCCAAGCTGATCGAAGCCTATGCCGCGGCGCGGTGTAGTCAAAACGCCATGCTCTTGGAGTTTTCCGTCGCGCAACTCCAGTCGTTTCTCAACGGGGTGGACATTGTTGAAATTAAGAAGGACGAAGCGCCATGATCCTTGAACTAAAAACCAGCGCCGCGATGCTGACCGCCGGAACCTTCGGCGTGTTTGCTACTGCCGCGCCGGTCATGGAGTCCTTCGGCTGGCTTCGCACTGTGGCCGAACTGGGCAGCTTTGGACTGGTTGCGTTCAGCGCCATCATGCTGCTGGTCAAGGTCGCTCCGGCGTTCATCAACCACTTGGACAAGGCGCGTGATTCTTTCCTCGTCGAACTCAAACAAGAACGCGACCAGCGGCACGCGAATGCGGAGAAACTCAACCAGTCGCTGCACCAGATCGATCAGTCGATCCGCGATGTGCATCACACTTTGAAAGGGGTCAAGTAAATGAGCGTAAAGATTCAAGACTGGAACCGCGTTGCCAGCAACGTCGTCCTCGTTGCACAGGGGCCGGATGGCAAGCCTGCGCTGCTCGCGGAGAACAAGCCTGCCTACGACTACCGCGCCTTCACTTGGACTGGCACTAACTGCACGCAGATCGTCTATAAACAAGGCGGTGCGTCCGGCGCGACGGTGCTGACCGAAAACTTTACCTACGACGGCAACGGCAATGTGCTGACCCAGACACTCGTCTACCCGTAAGCGATGGCTTGGAAATACAATCCATTTACGGACGCGCTTGACCTCACTGGAGGCGGCGCGAGCTACATCGATGGCGTAGTGGCTGACAGTTCTTTGCTACCCGTCACCCTTGGAACACCAGCCCTCGACTCCGTTTTCCTTGCCAAGGCGGGTTCCGGCCTGTGGCTAATTTCTCGACGGCCCGCGGGACTGTATGTGCGTGTCGCTAACAATGGCGTGGCCGCGGATTGGACTTACCTTGGCGCGTTTCCAGAGGTCAACGCGGACGGGAACTGGGAGCTATACAACTCGACTGACCCCACAAAAGAATTGAAGTTTGATTTGTCCGGCCTGCCCACCGGAACAACTCGCACCGTCACCGGCCCCGCGGGCAACGGGCAGATGATGGTTTCGGGACAAGCCGGATCATTCACCACGCTCGCCGCCAACAACGGCACGCTCACGGCGTCCGCGCCTGTGCTGGATCTGGCGCAGACTTGGAATAATGCGGCGGTGACGTTCACTGGCATTCGGTTCAATGCGACAAATACCGCGAGCGCAACGGCTTCTCCGCTTATTGATTTGCAAGTTGGCGGCGTCAGCCGAATGAGAATGACGCGAGGTGGAACGCTGCATTTAAGCGAGTTTTCCAACAGCGGCTTTTATAGCCCCGCTCCAATATGGCACGGCTCTACGGCTGGGCTACTGGCCGCAACGAATCTGGCCATCGGATCAACGTTAGACACCATCCTTGAGCGCGGTGGCGCTGGAATCATCGAGCAGAGAAATGCGGCCAACGCGCAGGAGTATAGAATTTTTAACACCTTCACCTCCGCGACGAACCACGAACGCGGGTTCCTCAAGTGGAGCAGCAACGTGTTTCAGATCGGCACGGAGAAGGGTTCTGGCGGCGGGGCGGCGAGAGGATTGGAGTTTCAGACGGATGGGGTGACGCGGTTTTCAATTTCAGATGCAGGTGCTGTGCGGGTTATTGGGGCATTGCGCGTTGGGCCAAATTTTAACAGTGGTTCTTTAGTTGTTCAGCATGGTGACGGTGTGGAGGCGTTTCGATGCCAATACAACGCGACTTTTGATTTTGCTGGCCGCGTATTTCAAATGGGCGCGAGCGGCACGGGAGGAACAATCCAAATTCACACTGATGGCGACAATTTGATGGCTCTCCGTCGAGGAACAAACGCGCAAAATCTCCGCATCTACAACACCGTCAGCGGAACGAACAACGTCAACTTTGACCGCGTCAATTTCCGCTGGGCATCCAACGAGTTTATCCTCGACGCCGAAGCAGGCGGCACAGGCATCCTGCGCGGCATCAAGATCGGCAGCGCGACTTCCTCGCTGCTGGGCTTCTTTGGCGCAACCCCCGTAGTCCAACAAGCCGCCGTAGCAGACGCCACCGACGCCGCTTCAACGCAAGCCCGCCTCAACGATCTGCTTGCCCGCCTCCGCACCTTGGGCCTCATCGCTACCTAATTTATGATACCGAATCCAACACCCATCGAAACCCCCGCCGTAGCCGCCAAGGTCTACGACAGGCTCCACGTTTACAGTCTGTCCGCCATCCAGCCGACCGCTGATAGCGGCAGCATCACGGTCGAACTCTTGCCCTCGACGCAAGACGGCGAACTCGCCAACGGTTCACTCGTCCAAAAGATGACCGCGCCGTTGACGCCCGAAATAATGCAGGCCGTTCCCGAACTCGCCGCCGCGTTTGAGGCAGTCCTCGCCGCGATTCCCGCGACCCAAGCCTACTTGGCCAGCCAGCAGGAGCAGCCCAATGAATAAGACCGTCACGCTTACCGAGGCAGAGGCCAAGATCGTCATGCAATGTCTTGATCTCGCCTGCAAGCACGGCGGCTTAAATGCCGCGGCGCAAATACTGCCCGTCGCAACCAGCATCGAAAAGCAACTGACCGAGGCCGAACCCGCAAACCCTTGACCCCCATCCGGCGTGCGGGTGTAGTCAAAACATGCGCCTCTTTCTTATCCTCGCCGCCTTTGCGCTGACAGGCTGCGCGAATCTTTCCGAAGTCCGCTTCGGGTGGGACTTTGCCAAAAACACTTTGCACGTTTCTGTGCCTCTTCAAAAACCAACCTCGTCCAAATAACATGATCGACTACATCCTCGCCCGTTTCAAAGAACCTTCCACCTATGCCGGAGCGGCCACCTTGCTGGCTCTCGTCGGCTGGAAACTTTCGCCCGAACTGATGGGTGCCATCGCTTCCGCGGGCATCGCCGTCATCGCTCTGATTGAAATTGTTCGCCGCGAAAAGAAGTGAGCAACGAGCAAAAGTTCCAGCGGGTTCTCGACCGCTGGGGCGTGAAGCATTTCGCCGCTAAAGAGTTCTTCTACCGCGGAGCCAGCGACGAGAAACTCAACCTTAACACCGACCCTCCGGCGGAACTCTGGCCAAACATGGAGCGCACCGCCAAGGTGCTGGACGAGGCCCGCAAGCGTCTGGGCGCGTCGATCCGTATCACCAGCGCCTATCGGTCACCGGCTTACAACAAGCGCATCGGCGGCGTGAGCAACTCGACGCATGTGCGCTTCAACGCGACCGATCTGGTGACGGCGCAACCGGCCTCGCTTTACCTCGTCCTGCTCGACCTCCGGCGCGAGGGCATGTTCAAGGGCGGGCTGGGGCTGTATCGCTCGTTCGTTCATCTGGACACCCGCGGAAATAATGCTACTTGGAGAGGATAGAGCCGCGTCTTACTTGTTCGACGTAGGCGAGTTTGAATCCTCGCCGGATGTCAACGACGACGCACCGCGCAACTGCGAGTCCGGCAGCATTGCCGAAGCGGAATTTTTGGTGAGGGCGCAGCGCAACGGCTGGCACTGCTACGTTCCGTTTGGTCACGCGACCAAAGCCGACGTCATTGTCTTTCGGCCATTCGGTAGGCCGGTGACGGTGCAAGTCAAAAAAGGAGTGTATCAAGACAAGGGAAGCGGCAGTTGGAAATTCATAGCTGGGTCTGGCAAGCCATCCTGCGCCGCGAATCCCAAGGACTACGGAAAACGCTATACTCGATACCAGCGCGGTGAGTTTGATGTGCTGGCTATGTGGGTGCAGGAAAAAGAGTGCTTTGTTTTTTGGACGCTTAATGAATTGGTCGAGCGCGGGACTTCCTGCGTTTATTGGTATGCGGGCAACGCCTGTAACAACTGGCAAGTTGTTGACGAAATGGCCGAGCGGCCTATTTGATCTGCTGTTGCAGCGACTCCAACGCCTTGCTCATCGTGGCCAGCGAGGCGTGCGTGTAGCGGTTGGACATCTCGACTGTATCGTGGTCGCAAATCATTTGCCGCACCTTCTGGTCAACGCCCGCGTCTACCAGTAGCGAATTGGTTGTATGCCGCCAGCTATGGAAGGTCGCATCCACAACTCCGCGGCCTTTGCCGGTAGCCTTCTGACGCGACCGGACGATGCCAGCCTTGTCCAAGACGCGGGAGAACTGCCCGCTGGCTACTGACACCGTTAGCTTGTGCAGGCGCGGCGTGATGGGGCCGGTGCCTTGCAGGCTGGCCAGTTCCCCGATAAGGGGGACGGCAACTACCTTGCCCTTGCGAGACTTCTTTTGCGGGACAAAGCGTAAGACGCCGCCGTCGATCTCTTCGTGGCATCGGTTGCAGGCGTCCCACAATCGCATGCCGTAATAGAGTCCGAATAGGCAGGCGACCCGCCATTCCTCGTCTACGATGGCGAGGATGCGCCCAATTTCGTCGGGCGTGAACGACCGGCGCTTGGCCGCGTCCGAACGGCTAATGGTGAGTAGTTCCGCAGGGTTGACGTCGATCTGGCGCAGGAGGACGGCCCGCCGGAAGACTGACCGGATTGTGGCAATGATGAGCGCACCCGTGTTATCCGAGTAGCCTTTGTCCTTGAGGTCGCGGAAGAAGGCACTGATGTCGTCGGGCGTGATGTCGCGCAGATCGTGGCTAACCCGCACGCCGAGCCAGCGGGCGAAGTGGGCGATGTCGGTGCGGTATTTGTCGATGGTCTTGGGCTTGGCCGTCGTCTTGGCCTCGACCCAACTTTCCGCGGCCTTTGTCCAAGTGACCGCCTTGCGCGGGCTGGCGATGTTGGCCAGCCGCATGAGGCTATCGACGCGATGGGCATACCATTGTGCCGTCGGTTTGACCGAACGTAGCTCCCGCGCCGTCCGCTCCATGTCGTCGGCAAAAGCCTTGGCTGTGCGTTTAGGGGTTGTTTTGTGCGGTAGCTTGGTGCTACGCATGGTGAGTCGCCAAAAGCCGCCAGACGGGCTTTCCGGCGCAGCAACCCACACTCTCATGCGGGCTATCCAGTAAGGTGACTTGGGGAGGGTGGTAAGCGATGCCATAACGAAGTGAAAATTAGCACTATTAGTTATGCAATGAAATACCTAAAATGTATGCAAAATTGTCACTCTTTACTCTGTAACAGAAGGGAAATGACCAGTTATGGGTTCAAGTGAATCGGGCCTGTTTTACTCTGTTAAATGCTCGCGGAAGGCCGGAGTTAGCACAGTGAGTTAACACTCATTTTAGACATTGCAGGCTCTTTAGAACTGGTTTTGACTATACCAGTCATGCCATACGCAGATCCCGACCGGCAGAAGGAATACATGCGGCAACGCTACCGCGACCGCTACGCTGACCCGAAGTTCGCCGCAAAGGAGCGCAAGCGTAAGGCAGCGTTCTACGAGGATAACCCCAGCTACAAAGAAAGGCTAATCCGCGGGGTCTACAAGCGGCGGGGCAAGGCGTTTCACAAGCGGACGCCCAAGGCCGCGTGATATTAAAAAGATGAGACGGGTTGGACTGTAAATGTCCGACCCCTGTTGTTACTTTCGCGGGTGATATGGAACAACAGATCATCACCTTCATTCGTCAACTCGCGGAGCGCGAGGGCGTTACACCGGAGCAACTTTTATGGGGCGTTCTCCCCATAGGTCAGATTGTTGACAGGTGTCACACGGTGCATGACACTTGCTCACATGAAAAAGAAAACCAGCACAAGCGGCAACCGCCGGTCGAAAGATCGGGTGGTGAAGTCCTTGTCGTTTCCCAGTGACTTGGTCGAGCGCATCCAAGGCGTGGCCGACGCGCAATACGGGGGCGACTTTACAAGGGCGACCTTGGAAATCCTCGCTACCCGCTATCCCGAAGCGAAGAAGTTCCTGCGCGAAAATCAGACCTTCAAATTCAGCCGAAAAAAAATTTAGCGGGGCCATCATTTTTTTCTTGGCGAGGTGTCATGCACATGGTGTAATGCACCTAACTTCGATGTATGTCGAAGCTCCACACACAATGAAAACGCAGTCACGCACTATCCGCACCGCCAAGATCATTGGCTTTTATTCGTTGCCCTCCGCGCACATGGCCGAGGCCAATCCAACGTCCTACTCGCTTGCGCTTGCCGCCGCTCCCGCCAACGCGGGCTATTGCTCGCACTGCGGACGCGGCATCATGCACCACGTTATCATCCGCGATGAGAACGGCGTTGTCCGCAACATCGGCATGGACTGCGCGGCCAAGGTCGGACTTGACGCCGATCAAGTCCGCGACCGCTTGACCGACGAGCAGATTGCCGAGCGCAAGCGCCGTCTTGAGGCGACCGACTGGAGCGTTTTTCAGTTCGGCAAATACCAAGGTCGCGCCGTGCGCGATGTTTTTGTCGAAGACCCAAGCTACGTCGATTGGTTTGCCGATAGTTTTGTGCAGGACGAGGGCCGACTCCGCACGCAGGCGCTATGCAAGGAACTTGTCGCGCCCATGCACGCTGCCACCAAGGCCGCTCGCGTGAGCAAGTGCCAAGCCATCATTGCCGCGTTTGGCGAGGACACCATTCGCGCTTGCGCCGACGACGAGGGCTTTGCCGGTAGCGTTTGCCGCGATCTGATGGCCAACCACGAACCCAGCGACCGCGCTATTCGCATCTTGATTGAGATCGTCGCCAAATGGAGCGGACGCCGCAACAGCAAGGCATACAACGCCGCCTACGAAACCATCGAAGAAAAACTCATGGATATTGCCGCCTAAACCCAACCAGCCCATGCCCACTGAACCCACCACCCGAAAAAGTATATCGATGCCGCGTGATCTCGCCGCGGTCATCGAACAACACGCGCAGTCCGAACACCGGAGTTTCACCAAACAGGTGACGAAGGTTTTGTCGGACTTTTTTGCGCCTACAGGTGTCATACACCTAACGCCCACGCCCCATGACGCTGATCGATAAAGCCCGCAACGCCGTCCCGCGGAACGGTCGCCACAACTACGACCAACTCGTCGAGCCGGTCGCCATTCTCCGGCGCAAGGGGTGGAGCTACGCGGACATCCACTACTGGCTGCTGGAGGAGGGCGAACACATCCACCACGACCCCGTCACTTTCGCGTCGGCCATGAGTCAACGCCTCAAACACAAAGCAAAAACACAATGAACCCACACGAATACAAAGTCCCGCCGTTCACCCACGGCGAAATCGTCACCATGCGGTTTTCCCTCAAGGAGATCATCTGCCGCTGGGCCAAATGGCGCAAAGACCCTGTCTGGCGCGACAACATCCGCGAGGCCATCGCGGCATACCGCAAACTCCAGCAATCGGAGGTCGCGTAATGGACTACCTCCTCGTCGCACTGCTTGCCGCCATGTGGCTTTGCACCGTCGTCGGCGCGTTTAGCGCCGGATGGATGACTGGCTGGGACAAGTCTCAAGCCGACCACAAGTGGAACCGCTGGCTCCTTCGGAAAATCGAAAACCGCAGCACACGAATTTAGGCATGCAACCCACAAAACAAAACCCGCCCCCGCAGCATGCCGCGGAGACGGGTCACACAATGAAAGACCAAAATACAATGCATACAGAAAGTGGTCAACTCACGTTGGCCAAGCAAAAACCGGTCGAGATCAGTCTCGACTCCCACGGAGTGCAGTTGCGCTCTTTTGATGAACTTGGCCGCTTTTGCAAGGCGGTCGTCAACAGTGGCCTCGCGCCCAAGGGCTTTAGCAGTCCCGAAGCCGTCATGGTCGCCGTCCAGCATGGCTTGGAACTGGGCCTCGCGCCTATGCAGGCGCTCCAGTCCATCGCCATCGTCAACGGCAAGCCGGTGGTTTACGGAGACACCGCACTGGCCATTGCGACGGCACATCCGGCGTTCCTCGACATCGATGAGAAGGTCGAGGGCAACACCGCCACATGCGTGGTCAAGCGCCGCGACCGCTCGCCGGTCGTCCGCACGTTCAGCGAGGCCGACGCCAAGAAGGCGCAACTCTGGGGCAAGAGTGGGCCTTGGCAGCAATACCCGTCGCGCATGTTGCAAATGCGGGCGCGTAGCTGGGCGCTGCGCGATGCCTTCCCCGACGCGCTGCGCGGGCTGGGCATCCGCGAAGAGGTGGCCGACTACCAAGTCAAGGTGGCCCGCGGGCGCGAAGTCGCGTCCAGCGTTGTGCTGCCGGAGCCGACAACCGCCGCGGAGTTCTTCGACACCGCCGCGGAGCCGTCTCAACGCGCCGCGCTCAACGACAAAGCGACCGGCGAACTGTTTGCGGAGGTGCTGAAATGAACAGCGGCATCCTCTCGTTACCGGAAGGCCAGTATCGCGCCGCCGAAGGCATCAGCAAATCGCTGCTCGACTGGATTGCGCCGCCTAAAACGCCCGCGCATTTCAAGGCCAAGCTCGACGGGCTGATCCCCGACGAGCAGACGCCCGCGATGCGCTTGGGCAGCATGATCCACCGCGCCATCTTGGAGCCGGAGACGGTTGCCAATGCGTGGGTCATCAAACCCGCGGGCATGAACTTTGCCACTAAAGAGGGCAAGGAATGGAAGGCCGCGCAGGACAAGCCGATCATTACGCAGGAAGAGGCCGACACCATCACCGGCATGCGCGAGTCAGTGTGGGCGCATCCCGCGGTCAAGCGGGTGCTGGCCAACGCGAAGACGGAGGTTTCGCTGTTCGCAAGTGGCGAAGACGGAGTTCTCCGCAAGGCCCGCATCGATGCGCTGCCGGAATCCGGCAACGTCATCGTGGACATCAAGTCCTGCCAGTCCGCAGACGCGGACATGATGGCCAAGTCAGTGGTCAACTACCGCTACGACGTTCAAGCCGCCTACTACCTCGATCTGTGCGCGTTGCTGGGACTCGACAAGACGGAGTTCCTGTTTGTTTGCGTGGAGAAAACGCCGCCCTACGCGGTCGCCGTCTACGCGCTCGACCAGCAAGCCATTGAGTGGGGCCGCAAGCAGTATCAGCGTGACCTCGCGCTGGTGAAGCACTGCATGGCCGAAGACCACTGGCCGTCGTTCACGCAGGACATTACTACGCTCGCGCTTCCGGCGTGGGCGCAGAAACAAGCGGAGAGCGTCCTCTAATGAGCGACAAAGCCTACGTTCCACGTTGGAGCCGAGGCATCACGCCCGCGGAGTGGCGTCAGCGTCTAATGGC